CTTGACATTTCCATCGTATGGGGTGGTGACTGGAAGAGCTTCTATGATGCCCCTCACTTTGAACTTGATCGTAAAGTCTACCCAGCATGACCAAGGATGAAGATAATTGGCATCTCTCTAGGAGTGTGCCTATAACCCTTATCTTTGGTCTTATAGCTCAAGCAGCAGCTATTGTGTGGACTGTATCTATGATGATGTCAGACATTGAACGTAATGGTGAAGAGATCATGCGTCTACAGTCTAGGATGTCTATTGTAGAAGATGCTACACAAAGACAAGCAGTATCTATGGCCCGTATAGATGAAAACATTAAAGCAATCCGACAGTCAGTAGAAAAGATGGCTAATGAATAGTAAGGATTGTTATGGTAGACCCATTCACGGCTCTAGCTGCCGTCAAGACTGCTGTTAGTGCAGGTAAAGAGCTTGTCTCAGTTACTAAACAAATAGGTGAGTTCTTTGATGGTGTCGATGAGCTAAGGAACAAACACAATAAGAAGAAGAATAGCCTTTTCTCAGGTGACGATGAAAACAGTATGGAGACCTTCGTGAACCTACAGAAGGCTAAGGATGCTGAAGAGGAACTCAGAGCCATTGTGATAGCTACCAGAGGTTACTCCGCTTGGGGTGAGCTACAGGAAATAAGAGCTAGAACACGTAGAGAACGTAAAGAGAGAGAAGCTGCTGCTAAACTCCGTAAGCAAGAGATAGTAGAGAAGGTAGTTGTTATCGGGGGTACAGTAACTGTGTTGTCTATTATAACAGGTATAGCTGTACTTATAATAATGTCATCAAAAGGAATGCTATAATGCTAGAAGCTATAGGTACTGCACCATTTCAAATGGCAATGAACCCACCTGAGAACCAAGATAAGACACCTAAAGTAATAGAGCAATCCACAAGAAAACCTGTAACATTTAGGGTAGAGCCTGTTAATTACACCAATCATGGCAAACCTATACAGACTGAGCCTGTAGGCACATTAGTAAACTTCGAGGTATAAAATGACAGTAGCAATGGAACGTATACTAGCTTGGAAATTACTACCACGGCTAATGATGTTAGTTATGACGCTTATGTACATTAGGGTGATTGAGTGGTTTATGTCACTACCACCAGAGGCTATGACATCACAGGCAACTGCACTTACAGCAACCGTCACAGGAGCTTTAACAGGAGCCTTTGCTGTATGGCTAGGTAATGAAAAATGATAGGACAAATCTTAAGTAGTGTAGCTGGTCTAGCTACAAGTGTAATCGACAGTAAGACACAGATCAAACTAACTGAGGCTGAGATAAAGAAGAAACAGCTTACAGGTGAGATTGACTGGGATCTAGCTGCAATCCAGGCTACACAGAATAGCTGGAAAGATGAGTGGATAACCCTACTCTTCAGTATTCCCCTGATACTGGCATTTTGTGGTGATTGGGGCAATGCCATAGTCCAGGCTGGTTTTGCAGCACTTGAGACTATGCCAACATGGTATCAGTATTCCCTTGGTGGGATCGTATCAGCCTCTATAGGAATTAGGTCGGTATCTAAGTTCTTCGGTAAATAAGTGAGGTAATTTGTATAAAACAATAGCTAGAGCGTCTACCAGTAAGTACACCTTTAAACGTCACCTAAGACGACGACAGAAGAAGTCTAAGAAGGCTAAGTCAGTCTTAGACCTACCCCCCAGAGGTTTCTTCTCTTGCTTCTGCTGGGACTGCTCTTGCCCTAACCATAAATAAAAACTGCAGACAAACTAAAGGCCCCTTGGATCTCTCCTTGGGGCCTTCTTTTATGAGGATCTACCCCATTGATAACAGAGGTAGTCTTTTATTACCCATCTATTTGCTTCTAAGGTCTGCATACCTAAAGCTAAAGAGTTTAGACAGGCTTTCTCTGAAGTGTACAGAGTAGGAGGTGATGCACTCTTACAAATCGCTGTGTCTAAATGACACGTCAGTATTATCGCTGTCCACATCTGGATTCTCCAATATATCTATAAGCCTTTCGAGATACCAGATACACTTCCTAAGATCTTCTACAGGCTTCTTCTTATAAGGCCATCTCCAAAGATACTTAAAAGCAGATTGCCAACAATAGGCAGCATGAGTATTTACAGCTGCCCCCTCAGTCATAGCCTCCATAGCGTCTATACATTCTATGGTACTATTGTAGTGAGGCGGACTGTTAACGTAGTCCACCTCTTGAGACTTACTCAACTTTGATAAATCCCATTTAGCCATTAGAACGGTGGCTCCCCATACTCGTCAAGCTCTATTCCTTTGTAAGACATATCGACTTCATAGATCTCATCTTCTACAGGTGTATCTGTGAAGTCTTTCTGTATTATACCCATGTCACTTAAGTGTAGGGATAGTTGAAGTGGTAACTGGTTTTCCATCGTAGTCTCCTAAGTTAAATCTACTATTTCACAAACATCACCGCTACAAGCCATTGTTTGCATACCTGCGGTGTTGTCCTCTTGTTCATACTCCGATAACTCAGACCAGTCAATAGCCTTTGGCATCTTTTGTAAAAGATCAAAGTATTCTTCCATTGTACAGTCCTGATAAGGTGCCTGTTGGTAAGTATGATCTGTATGAGGCAAGAAGGAAACACCTGACATCTCATCAAAGTGCTTATACACAAATGCACCTACTTCCATCCACTCCTCATCCTTTACAGAGATCGTCACTGAGGGCTTATGTTCACACCATGACCTCTGATAGATCAGCCATGTCTCTAACTGCTCTAGGGCGCTCATATCGTTCCTAGTAACAGAAAAAGGTGGTGACTTAATTGGAAAGCTAAATACTGTAGTAGTGTCTCCTTTCATTACACAAGGTTCATTAGGTATCCCTTTGTCCTTCATAAACTGTGTCAAGGGATCTTTATTGTCACCACGCACAGTGCGGATATAATAGGGACTGTGGCGAGCATGTATGCCAGAGGCACTATCCACCAGTTGTGATACCGTTCCCGAAGGCTTAACGCATGTAATCGCAGTAGAACGAGGTATACCAAGACGGTCAGCCCATTCAGCATTAGTATCAACAGCCACGGTGCGTAAGTGTTCAAGGGTCTTCTCCAAACCTTCGTTCTTACGGGTCATTAAAGTGTTATCCATTATGCCTGTGAGTGACACACCGAGCAGTCGCTCTTCTTCGGTGTTGGTAGTCCACACCTTTCGCAGATACGGAAACTTGGTGTAGGTTGATTGGATAGTTCCCAGTATAGTTGCCAGACGGACTTTACGCTCAAGATCTTCCACAGTGTCCGTATCACGTACAACACACTCCGTAAGGTTGCAGAACTGATTAGGACGCAAAATGATTTCACTGCACGGATTAGTGCCAAACTCGTAGTTAGGGTCACGTCTGCCATTTTTTGCAGCTTGTACTTTACTTGCTTGACGATTGAATACACCACGTTCCCCTGACTTACTTTCTACTAAGGCTTGCCATTCCCGCATGAAGGTTTCCATATCGGGCTTCTCTGTGTAGCTCACACTGTTATTAGACAATGCACGATGAGCTGCTGTTTCCCACCACTGCCCTGATTTAGCATGACGCATACGATCATCACTTAAGTTAGACAGGGAGATCATAGCACTACGGCGTACCCCACCTACTACAACTATCTGACCAATGAAGCACATAAGGTCATGGCACTCGATAGAGGACAACTTACGACCTTGAGCATTCTTGAATGTAGATACTGCAAAGTTAAACAGTTCCACTAAAGGTGCAGGACCACTGGCTCTACCGCCAAAGGTCTTAAGTCTAGCACCGGCAGGGCGTACGCGAGAGACATCCCACTTAGGGATCTCACCAGCCCATAGAAGAGCAAGTATCTGACGAAACGCCTTAGCCCAACCTTCTTTGCTGTCCTTTACAACGACAACTGTATCACTTTCAAACAGCTCAGGAACCTCTGGTAGCCTTTGTACAAACTGCCGCTCTACTGAGAAACCTACACCTGTACCACAAAGCAGGATAAACATAGCTTCATCAAACGCTTTAGGATCATCTACAGGTAAGTAGCTGCAGTTATATCCAGCAGTATTATCTCTAGCCAAAGCTGGTCCTGCAGTCATCATAGCTCGCATAGATGGCATAATCTCTAAGCTTAAAATAGAATGCTCTAAAGCATCTAAATGAATCTCAGGAACATTAGACATTTTAGGACGTACTACATTAGTCATATATCGAGAGACAGTTTCACTCCAGTCTTCCCGACCTTTTCCATCGAAGTACTTTGCATACCGAGACTTAGCAATAAAAGTCTGATAGTCTGTTGGTAAATAGTTATTCATCTGTTGTCACCTGATCCTTTTATCTTTCCTGATTTCTTACGCTTGTCTAACTTCTCTAAGTTTAACAAAGCTATATCTGATAGAGTATAACCTAAATCATCAGCAGATAAAGCTGCGTACCAAAGTACGTCTCCAATCTCTTTAGCGATCTCAAGCTTATCCATACGACCATCCCTGATCCACTTCTTAACCTTGTCAGCTACCTCTCCAGCCTCACTAGCTAAACCTAATGCAGGGTAAACTAACTTAAAGCTTTTATCATAGATGGCAAAGCTTTTAGCTTTCTCTTGGTACAAGTCCATATCTGTACCTGTAAGATCAGTAGCTACAGCGTCAATATCATCCTGAGTTATCATCGTCATACATCTCCAATTCTACGAAACCTAATTCATCTAAAACCATTAGAACACTTGGCATATCCGTCTGGCTATCCTCTAGTATCCTCTCAATACCGTAAGTCTCTAGCAAATCTAAGACTTCGTCATAAGATCTATCTTTATCACTCATCTGCATACTCTCTTCTAAGAGCAGACAAAGAGATCCACTGAAGATCGTAGTTACCGTTGTCTACATATCTCTTGACCACCGCACCAGATCTCCACTCTCTGTTAGCTTGACCTGCCCAGCTCTCCTCTTTACCTTTGAAGCAGCCAGCCACAAGGCCGTTGATCGGATAAGGACTAGCGTCAGCTTTATGGTAATAAGAGAATTTATGACTATGACCGACAGTAGCAGAACAGGCCAGCTTTTCAGTAAGAGAATAGCCATGATGCTTAGTTGACATAGCAGAACCATAGTTACCAGAAGAAACATAATGACCGTAGAGTATACCATCATAGTGAGCGAGGGTGGGGGCTGAGTTAGAATATTCATGGTAGTCATTGAACCAGTGGTCTGTCTGCAAATGCTTGAAGGAGATTCCATATTTATCCCCTTCGAGCCGTGGATCAGTCTGTATAGCTCTCTTAATCCTATTCTCATGGTTACCTTCAAACCCTATCCAGCTTGACCTCTTGTACTTCCTTTGGTTAGGCATATGGCGCAACTTCTCCATAGCATCGTTGTAGCACTCAATATCTTTCTCGTAGTTCTGAGAGACAACAGCTTGAGGACTACGAGTGTCAAAGCTATTAAGAGATTTCATATCAGCACCATCCCCAAGGTCTACAACATAAGTCGGGTTTATATCATAGATGAGGTTGCCTAACCAAAGAAACCTTTCATTACTTACAGAAGGGTCTGCGTGAGCACAGGAGAAAACTACTACAGTCTTGTGTCGGGAATAGATGTAGGACATTTAGATCTCCAGTGTCTCTATAGAAGTCTTGAAGTGCTTCTGTACTAAGTGTAGCGCTTCTTCTTCTGGGTGACAGATATAACCTCTGACATACTCTCCGTTGTCATCATAGTTTCCCTCAAGACCAAAGTAATCTCCAAAGTCTAATACTTCACCTTCTGCCCAATAGATTTTCATTTTTGACATTTTAGCAACTCCATAAAGTAGTCTGCCTTACATAGTGCCAACCATTCTTGTCGGTCACCCCTAAGAAAAACTACAGGTTCATATTTACCATCTTGTACAGCTTGACTTAAGTACTGATACATAGTTTTAAAGTCCCTACGTCTCTTTACTTCGATGGATAACGGAAGAACTTCTCTGGCCCTTGGGGAAAGAACAATGTCCTCTCCGTTTACCCCCATGATCTGTGACTTAACATCATCAGGGTGAAGCTCAGGGAAAGCCTTTAGTAACCTGTCCCTGACTTCTTGTTGACCTACGCGGCCTTTTGCTTTCGCTGATCTAGCGGTTGCCATAGCTCTCCCTCTTCTCTTCGTAGCCAAAGAAGCCTAGCATTCTCAATGACCCTCTCTCGGTCACCATCGTAAGCTTTTAAAACGGCATCCCAAAGATCTTCTTCTTTAACCAAACCTTCAAGTATCTTCTCAGCTTTCTTAGGGCCAACTCTGTATAGCCCTTTGATATTATCAGCTGCATCTCCTGTAAGGATTTGAGTGTAGAAGAATTTAAGACCGCTCTCTTCGTCTACGTTTTTCCAGACGTTAGTGTTAAAGTTAAAGTGGAAGGCAGGTATCTGAAGCATATCCTTGTCAGCTGAAGCTACAACAGACCTGTTGCCAAACTTGGTAGCTTCTATGGCAATCAAGTCATCAGCCTCTTGACCACAAGAAATCTCGGCATCCCAAGCTTCCACTAAGTGATCTCGTATAGCTGATAACCAAACTGGCTTCTCTACCCCTTTCCTATTTCCCTTGTACACCGCAGTCTTAGCTATCTCCTCGCGGAAGTTACCCTTACCTGTCAGGTAAACCTGATACTCTCCTGAGTTAGTATAAAAGGAAGTCTCAGAGAGTATGTAGGACATAAAAGTATCTACCTCTATAAGAGCAATCTTAAGAGGTTTGTCTTTGTTTGCAAAGGCCATCCTGTAGGCTACGATGTCTCCATCTATAATTACTTTACTCATCTTTCTCACTTAACCTAACCTTGAGTACATCTGGTGGATACCCAAAAAAGAAGTCATCGAAACCCCAAGAGTTAGCGGCTTTGATACAGATGTACTCAAAGTCTTCTGTCGTATACACATTATTTTGCGTATAAGTCATGCTGCGTACTTGGTCGAACTCGTCAGTCTCAGTGACAGTTATCTCTACCTTACAACCCATACTATTCTCCGTAAGGAGAAGCCCCCGAAGGGGCTTCAGTTAAAAACCAGATGCCATATCTGCGTCTGGAACATAAGAAACTAAGTCAAGGACACCTAGCTTCTCTAGGCGGTGACCTGCCATATTACCCTCGCCATACATAACCAACTTGATACGAACCTTGGAACCATTACCAATGAGACCATCCGTCTCAAAGTCCCAACGATCATTGCCAATATTCCCGTCCATCTTAACTACAACAGGTGGACCACCGAACTCCTCTACAGACCTATTGACGTGGTTACGATAGATCTTAAAGTATTTACCAATACCGAAACCCTCACCGTCATAAGGATCTTTAAGGGCAATCTTCTTACCACGAACTTTAGCTTCAGACATGATCTTATCTAAGCTATTCTGATCTTCTGGATAGAACTCAGCGTTATACTGTCCATCAGGTACAAATTTAGTATCCATTTCTGATGTACGAAGTCTAGCCCACTTTATGTAGCCATCCATTATGATTGTCTTTGCTTTAAGTTTAGCCATTTTCTCTTCCTCTGTTTGAGATAAGTTTAGTATATAATATCCAGGATAGTATTGTCAACCCCAGTCTAGTGTATTTCTGCATAATTATTTCCAAAGCTATAATCTATGCTAAGTGGTACATTGAGTTTAACTAAGTTGTTTACACTCTCAATGCTGTCCTTCATTATCTTTGCTACATTCTCTTCTTCTCCTTTGTTACACAGGACAATAACTTCATCGTGGAACTGTCCTATGATATTTAAACCAGATTGCCTACACTTACCCACCCACAGGTCAAAGCAGTAAACACCAGTGCTTTGATTGAGCGTACTAAACTTATCCTTCTCGTACCGTAACGAGTGGTACATACCGCTGATAGGATTCTGCAGCCAAGAGCTACCGTTAACCTCACGAACCTTAACACTATCAGCTACAGCACCTATAGACCAGTTTCTTTCCCAGAAGGCAGAAAGCATAAAGTCAGCCTCTGAGTAAGTACCTGCCATCTGTACAGCCAAACTCTTTGGACCTACACCGTAAGTGGCTGCATAATTAACAACCTTGAATTTCTTACGCAGGGACTTAAGATCAAGCTCCCCTTTGTTGTAGGCATCTATGTCAGCCTGAGAGATCTTACCTGAGTGTTTGGCTAAGTCCAAGTGGGGATCAAAGCCCTCTACTGACATCTCGTCAACATAGTCTGGATCATGGTCATACATATAATGACGCTTAGTTGTGTCTTCCAGTGACACCATATCAGCACCACACAAGACATGACCTTCGGGTGCAATCAGACATCCACGGATCTCTTTGCCCCAAGGCTTTTCCACTGAGGGTAGATTTACCAAAGGACGAGCATGACGGAACCGCATGGTGTTAGTGAAACCTGCGATACTAGCTTTGACATAGCCATCCTCTACAGAGTTTACAAAAGCTTTGAAGATAGCCAGACGATGGTTGATTATCGTAAGACCTTCCAAAAGCTCTACAGATTTATCCCTCCCTATCAAGTCTTTGACAGATTGACACAGCTCATTGTTAACACGTATCTGAGGTACACCCTGAGACTCCATTTTACCACTGTCTTGCTTTAACTTACGTGAGCCTAATATGTTTTGTGCCTCTTTGTTAAAGTTAGAGTGACCTTCCTTACCCTTGTAGTTGTCAATATAAACAGCAGGTTCCCAACCCAAGCTAAACAACCAGTCCTTCACCTGTGTAATAGAATTAGGATTGGCGTCTACTTCTCTCAGGACTACCTTAACAGTCTCCGTAGTATGGGGCAGCTTCATATCGTCCATGAGAGCTACCCAGTCACTAGCGAGCTTGGTCAATCCACCAGAAGAGTTAAGCCACTTGGCAGGTCTCTTACGAGTGCTGTAGACTTTTTGATTAGGCATAGCTTTTGTAAGCTGATCGACTTTATCCGCCTTCATAGCTTCCAGTTGAGCCAAATGGGTTTCAGCTTTGTCTACGTCTAATTTCCACTGTAGCCTTTCTTGATCTGCAGCGCAGTCCAACTTAAAACCTAAGTAGTTAATGCACTTTTTAAGATCTTCCTCTTTTTTATAGAGCTTCTTCATCTTGTACATAAGCTCGTTATACAGTCGAACGTTGATCTTAACGTCTTCTTCACACCTGTGTATATACTCCTCTACACTGAGACTGGCCCAGTCATCTATCTGAGGCTTAGGTACACCGTACTCTACTCCATAGCCCTCAAGACCGTGACGAGGGCGGTCATAGTTAACATACCAAGACAAAGCGAGGGTATCTATTACCTGTTGATCTCTTCTAGGCTTAAACCCAATGAGTCTTTCAAGTACAGGCAAGTCATAACGTATGATGTTGTGACCTATAATCTTACCAGCTGCACATAAAGCTGCCTTCATCTCTGCATAGTCTGTGGTAGACACCACAAGATCTCCCTCAGTAAAACTAAGGCAGTGTATTTTTGTAGCATCAAAGCCATCTGTTTCAATATCGAATATCATCTTAACCCCACTGTTCTGCCATAGCATCTGCTATGCCTTGATAAGTCATACTACGTTTCTTCCAACGATCTTTAGAAGGAGAAAGATAGTGTATCCTGTTACGCTCTGCTTTAGTAAGCTTTAGCATATCCTCTTTTACATTATCCGTTTCCTGTAACAAAGGCAATCCTCTTAACCACAGACAGGTAGCTTTCTGCTCCTTGTGTCCAAACATCCAAGGTTGGATAGTTTGACTTTGGTGCCTAAACCCAATCAACTCTTTTGCATACTTATGCATGATAGGGTTCTCTACACATATCCTAGGGATTTCTAAATCAAGGAACAAGCTAAAGAACTTTGCACCTTCTCTCAGCTTGTCCCACCTAGAAGGATCTCTGTGCAGCCAAGACACACCTGCATTGGTCAGGTAAGTGCAAGGTGGGTGAGCTATAACCATATCCCAAGAAGTGTCGTAAAGGATATCTCTTACGTCTCCTTTGTAGTGATATGGACTATCATCATCTGCATCCAGTAGATCACAAGATACAGCGTTATGACCTTTAGCTCTGAAAGCCTCTCTGACAGTGCCAGAGAACTCACAGGCTACGAGAATGTTTTGCTTAACGTACATTTGTTTCTATCCCTTATCCTATACCAACGCTCCATAGTTCTATTTATACTCTTAGGCGTTAGTGATGTAGCGTGTAGGAGTATACCCCCTGTTACTCTTCCGTACAACCCCTCAATTTCAAACAAAGCATTGTCTATGTAATCACCTTCACAACCTTGGCTGATAGAAGGGGTGTTTGGCAATGGGCCTCTCAGACCTAACTCTATTTGATTTACCTCGAAGTCAAAGATAGCTTCGCCTAAAGCGTGTTCATGTATTTCATGTGTCGACATATTGAACCACCCTTGCAACTACATAAGATTTAGCACGTTTTACAGCTTCTTCTTGGGTATCGTAAAGCTTTGGTTTACTGTTGGGATGAAGAATATCATCAGCAACTTCATTGACCCACTCTGTACCGCCAAAGCAAACTTGCACTGCATATTTAACCACTGACATTTGGTTTCCTCTTAGGTTTAATAGACCCTGATAGTGTATCAGTCTTCAGACATTGACCTATGGCATTCTTGTCTAAAGTATATACAGGTTCGTAATAAGCTGGTAGAGCGTCTCCACAGGCCCTAGCACTAGGGAAGACCACTTTAGACTGTAAGTGATCCCCATTCAGTGTGTAGCTCAACACAAGGACAGTATAGAACATCATCACAGATACTCCACTACTACACCAGTGTTCCACCTCTTGGCTTCCTTCTCAGCTTCTTCACGGTCAGTAAAGACCCATACTTTAGTGTCGTATGTCCAAGGGTTCTCTTTTCTAACGAAGGTGTATTCACCTTTCTCAATCTCTATTTGAACTGCGTATCTATTCATCCATTTTTATCCTTTTACTATACTTACGAAACCTTTTATTGTAAGCCCTTTTGATCTTCTTTATCTGCCCTGCTTTCCATCGTAGGAACTTACGTGATTTACTTAGGGCATCATATTCATCCTCACCCTTCATAGGTATACGTTTCACGAATGTGTTTCCTCTAACGTAAACGAATGTGAGTCAAACAGTAAAGTACCTGCCATACCTTCTTCAGAGCAAGGGCGATTCTTCTCTACCCGTAGCTGCGTAGTGTTACGCTCATGGTCATCCTCTGACAATTTGTCACGGTACAGGTCAATGATAACAGAAGCTCTCTGACCGATCATCTTACAGTACTTAGGGTCACCGTTCTCGTTTGTATGTGCAATGGTCACAATACCTACGTTAAGCTCTGCAGCAAGCTTAGAGAGCCTCACAGATAGATCTGCAAGCTGTTGCTCCTTGCTCTCCTCAGAAGACCCTACGACTACATCTTGGATAGGCTCAAAGAAGATATACTTACACTCACAACCTTGGCTCAGGTAACGGATCTGCTCGATGAAGTCATCAGTATCGCTACCGTCAGGCATGTAGAACTGATAGATCAGCTCATCCTTGGTAAGATCTCTGATAGCGTCCTCTACTAAGTCGTGAACCCCAAGAGCATCAATGATGTCCCTACGTGTCAGGTTCTGGTTCAAGTGATAAGACACAAGACCTAACAGAGAGCGCAGTTTGGTTTCCTCAAGATGCCAAGAGGCAAAGGGAACCTTACGCTTAATCATGTTGTACTCAAGATAACGCATGACCTCAGTCTTACCAATACCAGTAGGAGCCTTGATCACAGTGAAGTGACCTTGCATCAAACCCATGATCTTATCATCAAGAGCTTCGATACCTGTAGGTACATAGTTATATTCAGGGCTTTCCTTGAATAGCTTAACGAACTGGTCTGCGGTATTTAGGATATTCTCAGGGGTATACTTATTAGCATTCCACCAAGCGTTACTGAACTCCTTACGTGCATTGTTCATAAGGAAATCATTAGCGTCTTTGTAGACGTCATGGATAACTCTATAGGTTTTATTCGGGAACATATTAAAGATCTTAGCAGCCACTGCATTACCAGCTGCATCATTATCAACGCTAAGGACGATCTTCTCAAAGCTATCAAGCCAAGGTGTACACTTCTCCCAGAGCCTCTTAGAAGGCGTAGCAGAGGGCAAAGACACCACAGGGGTGATGGACTTACCACCCATGATCTCCTGCACTGAGAGAGCGTCTATTTCGCCCTCAGTAATGGTTACCATACGTGCGCAACCTGCAGGGAATATATTCATACCGAATAACTCATCCTGACTAAGGTTCTTAGCCGAGAAGGTCTTAGGTAGTACCCTGATCTTCTTTCCACCGGAGGGGTAGATATACTCTTGCTTTACCACATCTCCTTCGGCATTCTTGTAGCTGCGTACATCATACATTTCCATTACACTACTAGAGATACCTCTAGCTGCAATATACTCATAATCTTTAATCTCTGGGATATCTACATCAAAAGCCACTTCTTCATCACTCCTATTGCTTTTACGTTTCACCACTTTATCTATTGCGAAAGACCAGTCATCGCAAGACTTACAATGACCTATACCTTCATCTGTATTGTAGCTGTAGGCATCAGAGCTGCCACAACCCTCTGTGTTAGGACAAGGTAATCTACCTATCTCTGGCATAACTTTTTTCCTCTTTTTAGTCATATCACTCTTCTCAGCTGCGAGAAGTAAAACTATAATACACTATAGTGTTACGAAAGACAATAATAACTTATAGTATTTATAAATAAAGTAACACTTAAGTTAGGGATTTCTATCGCAGCCCTATTTCTATCGGGGGCCAATTTCCACTGGCGGGGTAGTTAAACCAATTTCTATCGGGGGCCAATTTCTATCCCAGGGGGCTTTCTATCGTAGGGGTATCTAACTTTTACCCTGGAATTTAGCCTGGTCCCTGGCTTAGACCCTAGCCTGGAACCTAGATTAGGACAAAAGAAAAACCCTAGCCTATCTCTAAGCTAGGGTCTAAATTAGTTTATAGTGTTAGACTGTTTGTGTAACTCTAAGTTTACAATATTGCTCATATCTTCTAATAACGCTAAGGCTTGGATTAACATGTCTAACCCTTCTTCGGCCCTACCTAAGTTTATAAACACAGCTGATAGCCTTATGTTCTGCTTAACAGCCTCGGTAACTTCTAGTATTCCTTCTAAATGTTTCATAGTCATTCCTTTGTTAGAGTTAGAGGGGGCCGAAGCCCCCTGCTGTTAGGCTAGGCTACTGCTAGGCATTACGTTAGCACCATACTCATAGAGTTCGTCTACGAGATCATAGGGGTTCCCGTAGAAGTCCTTGAGCAATAGAGCCACCGCTTGGGGATGGCTACAGACAAGCTCTAGGAAGTCGTCCGCTTCAGTATCCTCTGCCACCACTTTAGACGGTATGTAGTAGCCATCGTCGTCCCAGTAGTCGAAAGAGCTTCTATAGCTTCCTCGTTGGGGATACCCCCAGTGACGATCGTAGTAGTAATCTACAACTGTCGGGTCGCGCTCGAAGACTAGCTTTGACCAGTCTGCTTCTATAAGCGCATCTCTGAGGGCTGAAGCGAAGAACAAATCTTGCGTCTCTGACTTAGTATGCTGCGAATTGTAACCCACAGATACGTTCGTACACTCTGAGATTAGCTGCGAGTATTCGTTGGAGTCGGTATAGGAACCCGTAGGGTCGGGCCGCATACCTAAGCCAAGGATACTGTCTAGTGATACTGCAAAGGCATCAGAGCATGTCCTAAGCCCTGACTGGTGGGTGATGATATCCTCCTTGCCCTTCCTATCGAACGATATCACAGCCTTGAGGCTATCCATCCATGGTGGATTATCGCTAACAAGCTTGCTAGAGCCGATGCATCCAGTTTCTTCTTCGGCATGGACTACATAGACACCCTCGATACCTGCGTCGATCATCTCTAATATCAACCATATGCCAGTGGCACAATCTGCGCCCAGACAGTTAGAGTCGCTATCATTTGCTAGGCTAACGATATCGTTTTTGATCTGGATCTTTTGCATACCTCCAGAGTTATGCACGCTATCGTAGTGAGCTGCAAAGCAGAGCTTAGGGTTGTTACCTATGACAAGCTCATAGTTACCATGCTTGTCTGGATGCCCGAAGGTCGGGTGTAGAAAACGGCTACAGAAATCCTTTATGGAATCTGTGCCATGCTTGCGCTTAAACTTAAGCATTGATGTTAAACTATGCACTTTCTTTAGTCTCCTGTTCTCGGGGTTCTAATACCCAATGGTCGTTCATTGCGTCATAGACATACTTGGTGGTAAAATCATTACCGTTATACCAAGTAATACCATAAGCAGACGCCCTGCCACCACAACTTAGATCAACGCTCTGATCGTTATGATAGATTTCTTCTACAAGTTCACACATGAAGTAATCTTCGTCATACTCATCTTGGCTGATAACTATGCCATCACCTGTGGTATAGACATGGTCTTCATCCCAGAGTTCACCTGACTCGGTTTCTACAGCATGATGACTAGAGCAATGCTCGCACCATGACTGAGTGTTGTTACCCCAGCGATTAACTGTGTGTATTTCCCGCTCTTCGTCCCTAGACATATCTTCTTCGCAATAGTCGCAGCAGAAGAATAGTTCGTGGTAACAGGCTTCACAATAGTTATCACCATCGCGGGTGTAGACATAGTTTTCATCTACCTCATCCTCGCACTCTAGACAATGGCAACGACCACCGGTCGCAAGTAAGCCATTGTATTGGCTGGCGTCTATATCTCCATCCCTAGAAATCTCTAGCTTGGTAACAGAGCTGCCACCGTCATACTTTTCTGCTAACCATCTGGGTTCGTAGTCAAGATAGGGAGCAATGTAGCCATACTCATGTGGTATAGCTTTAAGCTGACACCCTACCCATGACTGGTGGCCTCCAAGGTCTATTTCAGCGAAAGAAATAAACTCGCGGAGTTTCTTGTAGGCCATTTCTGAGACTGCATAGATAGGTCCAGCTTTAGGCTTTATCTCTACACCTGCTCTAGCTTTGGCTACAACAACACGACCACCGATACGACCTCCGGCATCTTCTAACCAGATAACCTCGAAGTCACCAGAGGCATAAGCCTCAGCTGGGTGATTAGGCATATGGTCGAAGGAATACCGCATACAGCTATTGACCATATGTTTCTTATGCCAACCCGTATCCAAATTCTCAGGGGATACCTGAGTATGTGAATAGGCTTTGGCAAAGTCTTTGGCGCTAAAGCCAGTATGAATGGTATATTCTCTGGGCATCATCTTAGACTTTATCGTGTCCACTAGGCTGTCAATTTCACTATCCGTTAAGACCGGAAACATCTTCCTAATAGCACGACCTATACGCATTCCTCTGCGTCCGCTGCGACCTTTATCCCTAGCTGCTAAGTCAGGGTAGATAAATAGAGCATTAGGCTCATCTTTGTCTACGTTAGGCCAATAGACATCTAAGACCTTACTGACCTTAGCTGCTTGTTCGTAGTAATAGCTAGTATCAAGACTGTCAGAGCAATCTACCTCATTCTTTATCTTTCTAGCTAGGTATTCGTATAAGAAAGTCTTACACCTTTGCGAAAGCCCATTGGAGTCATAGAAAGTTTCTATCTCCAGACCTTCGAGAGATTTACCATAGTCTCTCATAGTTACCTCCTAAGTAACGGTTACAGTTTGCAGCATAAGCTGCGGCTAAGTTACAGGCTAGGGCACGAATCACTAGGCGCACCTATCCCGTACTAAGAGAGTACCATTTAAAATAGTCTAAGTCAAACCCATAGTTTTTTCTATAGGGAAGCTCTAGTTTGTGATCACAAATGATTAGCTGCAATAAAACCTAGTGTTTTCTTATGGTTATGGCATGGATGATTGTCTTAGGTTTGGCTTAGGTTTCCCATCGTGGGTTCTTTTGTGATCACATATGTGTGGCCCTGGCCAGGTCCGAGGCTAAAACTTTAGGTCATTTCCTACCCTGGGCCTTACCCTGGGTCTAACCCTGGAGCCTGGCTAAGTCCTTGATTTATTTATTATCCAGGGTCTTAGCTTAGGTCTAACCCTGGAGCCTGGCTTAATTTCTACCCAGGGTCTAGCCCTGGAGCCAGGCCTGGAGCCAGGCTTAGTTCCTACCCTGGGCCTTAGCTAGTTTCCTATCCTGGGGCTTGGCTTATTTCCTATCCTGGGTCCTGGCTTAGGGCTATACTTAGGGCCAGGCTATGGTCTATGCTATGGTCTATGCTTAGATATAAGCTACAAAATTAGTTTAATAATAATGCATTTTATTGTTGACGCCATGCGCTGCAACTGCTATTAAATATGTATAGCAAGTTCGCTATAGCTTTAGATCTTAGAAAGGGTCACACTATGTCAAATTACTTTAACCAACGCCGCGTCTCACGTGAAGAACTTCGCCATGCTGCGCACGGCCAGCTTGTCCAGATATGCGCTAAGTATATCGCTGCAGAAAAAGATAAGGTAAAGCGTGAGATTTTAACCGAAGCGCTGACCATGTATATGTCTATCAAGGTCGGCGATACCAAGCGCGAAGATATCGTTGCTGCATATGAAGCCGCGGTTGCCGAGGCCTGCAGCTCGTGATTAGGGATATCTTAGGGGCGAGCTTATTGTTCGCCCTGCTCTACCTAGGCCTAGCCTACCTAACTTAACCACGGGGCCCCTAGCTAGGAGACTGGCTAGGGCCAAATCCTGGAGTAGCCACTATAGTTTCCAATATAAAAAATAAGGTTAGCCTATGACATAATGTCGCACCTACTTGATTTTTGCTCTTGACACACTATATACCCACTAACTTAAGTAACTCTTAAGTAACTCTTTAATTTATAATACATATAGTTATTATAAGACTATAGTAGCACTTAAGTGTAACTTAAGAGGGGATCTCGACTTAGCCTATAGTCTTTGCAGCTAGATCTAGGTCTGCAGCTCCTTATAGGCTCCCTAGAAAATAAATATAGCTCTACCCCTTGACATTTGTTAATTAGTACCTATATAGCCCACCATAGCCGACAGCTATCAATCGTATCTCCTCAATCATATATTCTCAGCGAAGACGGATTGTAGCTTAGGCTTAGCCTATAGATTACTATAGATCTGCAGCCTCTAAAGGCTCTCCATAGGAAAAACCATGAGTAACTCTCAACCTCAGCCACTGAAGCATAGTGAGCCGATTGCTAAATACGTTAGGCAAGCGGTTAAAGATGGTGTCCAGATCAAAGACATCATGGCTACTATTAATAAGCGCTACCAGAATGCCCCACGTAACCTAGCTACTTTCTATAAGTACTATGGTGGAGACGTTAGTGAGGCCAGAGCAGAGATCTCCTCACGTATTGGTAACGTAGTCGTTGAGCAAGCCCTTAATGGTCACTTTCCCTCTCAGGAGTTATTCCTACGCTCTAAGGCTGGATGGAGTCCAAAGGAGACTGTACAAGCCGAAGAGATGTCTGTCGACCCCGACCAAGACGCTAGTGCTATAGACACTCTTATGACCTTACTCGGTAAAACCTCTGATGACTCCAAAGATAACAGCACAGACACTTAGAGATCTACCAGATGATGAGGTTGCAGCTGCACTAAAACAACTTGGCCCAGAGAAGACAGAAGAACTGCAACACTCTTGGGAGTTCTGGGCTAGGCCAGAGCAGTTAGAACCTAAAGGCAACTGGAATGTATGGGTAGCTCTAGCTGGCAGGGGTTGGGGTAAGACCAGAGCCGGTGCTGAGTGGGTAAGACACAGAATTAAGAAGGGCGATAAGATAGTCCACTGTGTAGCTCCTACTAAGGGTGATGTAAGACGAGTTATGGTCGAGGGTGACTCAGGTCTTATTAATGTATGTTGGAAGGGAGATAAATCCTATAGAGGAAGTCCACTAGGATTACCTATATGGTCTCCCACTAATAATACACTCACTTGGCAGAATGGAGCTAAGGCTGTATTCTTCTCTGCAGAAGACCCAGAAAGACTCAGGGGTCCACAAGCCTACTCTGCATGGACTGATGAGCTATGTGCATGGAGGAACGCACAAGAAACTTGGGATATGCTACAGTTTGGCTTACGACTTGGACGTAGACCGCAAGTATTTGTAACTACAACACCAAAAACAACCAAACTCATTAGAAATATCTTAGATGACGACAAAACGACAGTCTCTACCGGCAGTACTTATGATAACGCTGCTAATCTTGCTGATACTTTCCTCGACGCAGTCCGTAAGACCTATGAAGGCACCCGCCTTGGTCGCCAAGAACTTTACGCCGAAATCCTGGACGAAGCGTCAGGCGCTCTATGGAATAGAACTCTCTTAGCCTCATGTGAGGTAGACAAAGATGAGGTTCCTGCTCTTAATCGTATAGTAGTATCCATAGACCCCGCAGTTACTGCAAATGCAGAAAGTGACATGACTGGTATTGTTGTAGCTGGTGTAGATGTCAACGGAATAGCGTACGTCTTAGAAGATCACACAGGTAGATACACTCCTCAACAGTGGGCATCCAAAGCCGTAGAACTCTATAGAGAGCATATGGCAGACCGCATTGTTGCAGAAAGAAACCAAGGTGGCGATATGGTTCGTCACACATTACACACAGAAGATGAAACAGTCCCAGTAAAGCTCGTACATGCATCCAGAGGGAAGATGGCACGGGCTGAACCAGTATCTGCTCTATATGAGCAAGACAAAGTTAAACACGTAAGAGGACTTAATGATTTAGAAGATCAGATGGTACAGTGGGAACCTCTAGGGTCCATAGGCTCACCAGACCGTCTTGATGCTTTAGTTTGGGCTATAACGGACCTCTCATTGAACGGCTACGCAAAACCTACGCTTAAACTAGCGTATAGTAGCGCCAAAGGATTACGGTAATGGTTAAGAAGCTCTCAGAGACAGAGGCCAAGCAAATACTAGGTGTAGCTGGTGACAACACCTATAACGGTCAAATACGTGCTGATGAGTTTCTACCTGAGTTGCGTGGAAAGAAAGCTATACGCAAGTACCGTGAGATGAGAGACAACGATAGCACCATCGGTGCTGTTATGTATGCCACTGAACAAGTCCTTCGTGACGTAGACCTAAAGGTAATGCCAGCCAATGATACTGCAGAAGCTAAAAGAGAAGCTGACTTTGTTAAGTCTGTCCTTGATGACATGGATCACACTCTTGATGACCATGTTGCTGAAGCCCTTTCAAGCCTTTCTTACGGCTTTGCTTGGTTTGAAGTTATCTATAAAAGACGCAATGGGCCGACTACAAGAAGCGACAAAGGCCGCTCTAAATATTCTGACGGTCGTATGGGTATCCGCAAGGTCGCTATTCGTGCGCCTTGGACAATCTCTAGGTTTGATGTAGATCAGCAGACTGGTGATGTCAAAGGTATTTATCAGGATGGGTCGGGATATAACAACTCTAATTATATACCTACTCGCAAAAGTCTGTACTACCGCACGACAACGATTAATGGTGACCCTGCTGGGCGCTCTATTCTTCGCAATGCTTATACTTCTTATGAATATGTCAATAATC